TTGAACAGCTTCTCCTGGATTTATACTATATATGTTAGCCATCTTAATTCACTTCTCCTAGTTAAAATGGATTCTTCTTGTTAAAGTTGTTTATCATAGAATCCATCATTTTATCTTCTGATTTTTTAGATGACTGCACATTGACTCCAGCCTTTACCCCGATAGGTTTAGGTATTGACAGTTTTGACTGTTGCTGCATCATATTAGCTTGTTTTTGCAACGCTGCATCGTTAACCTGTGTAATAGTTTGACTAGAATCAGGTTGTTGATTTATTTTGTGCAATTTAACTAAGTTGTCCAAAGACATTGATTCAGGTGATGTCATTTTTACTAAAAAGTCATTAGCGTCTTCTGTGCTATAACCATAATTACGTTGTAGATCAGATACTAATTGAGCTTCTTGAGCTTGTTTCTTAGTCTGTTCTTCTATTTTGCGTAATGATTCAACACGTTGTTCTTCTAATGATGTAGTATAATCTGTCATGTTTTCCATATATTCAGTTGATTTTGCTAAATATCTAGCACTGCTACTATCTGGGTCGGCTATTGCCTCGGAATGATCAAAGTTTGCAGGCTTAACAGGTTTAACAGGTTTCTCTATAGAAACTGTTTCCTTTTCTGCTGGTGCTGGCGAAGCGGTTTGTGTCTGTTTTGTCATTAAATCTGACATTTGAGACTTCAAAAGATCCACTTCTGCTGCACGTTTATCTGCTTGACTTTGCCAGTACTGAAACTGGTTTGCGTCTTCCTTTGGGTCAACAGATGGTAAAGCTTCTGTAGGTTCATCTACTGATTCTTCTTGAGATTCTCCAGTTTGAAATGCAAACTCTTTTGAATTATCTCCAAAGATATCATTAAAGATGTCTTCTTCTGGTGCAAGGTCCACTGCAGTCTCTTGTGGTGCCTCAACCTGTGGTTGTTCTACTTCTGTTGCCTGTATATTTTGAGTATCACTCATTTTCTTGTTCTCCTAACTCTAACTCTCCTTCAGCTGTAACAGCATTTGCGGAGTTTATCAGATTTGTTTCAACATCGGCAAGACGTGTTTGATACATCGTAGTTGCCGCTTCAGCTCTGTTTCTTACTTTGTCTAAACCTGAGCTAAATTTTTCTACCTCTAAACGTTTCTTAGCGTGTAACTCTTCACGTGTAGCGGTTTGTAAGTCGCCTTTGACTTTCTTCAATTCTTGTTCCATTGCCATCATTTGTTGTTGCATCTGTTTCATTTGACCAGCACGTTCTAATACGCCATCTACATCTACTAACTCTGACTTCTTAAGAACTTCTACCTGGTCTATTAATCCAGCTTGATACATTTCTTGATAAGTTGCTAACAATGCCATTCTATTGGTTGGTAATGTAGATCCAGCTACAACTTTTACATCATATTTACCAACGCCTATGTCATGAAATTTAGTTACTTGTCCATTTTCCATTGACTTGTAAAAATTAAATCTTTCTTCCTTTTCAGTACCATTTGGTTGTACTAACCTAATTACTTTTTCTTCTGTGTAAAGCTGTTGCATTAAAGGTATTGCAACTTTAGCTACTTGATTTAAAAAGTTTTCTACATCATCTCTTCTAGACTTAATACGTCTTTGTCCAAACTCATCTACTACTAACGTTCCTCTGTATGTAGATGGTGCATTTGCTGTACTTCCTTGCATTAATTCAAAAATACCAAACCCATACTCTAGGTCATACTTAGCATCTGCTTCATTTTTATATAATTCATTGGGAAGAGGCACGGGCCCTGCTACAATAGGTGCACCTAGCTCTGCGTCAAATTCAATAACGCTGGTTCCAGCTCTTCCCCACTCCTCTTCTATCATTCTAATATCTGCAGAACCTCTTGGTATAAGAAGTTTTACGTTTGTACTTGTAGATGCATGAGCTATAATTAATGATCTAATTTTATTAATATACTCTTGCAAAGGCCTAAATAGACGTACATCTGATTCAGGGAATGGATTTCTATGATGTATGTTCATAATTGGAACGATAGGGTACTCTTCAGTAGGTAAAATTCTTTGATACAGTAAATTATCTCCAACAGAAACAGTCATTGCAACACAACATTTTTCTATTTCGTTAGAAACTATCTTGTTCATTCCTATTAATTCTTCTGCTGTAATAGGAGAAATTACTGTAGTACTTCCTGGAATAGAGTCTTCATCTTCCATACCAGGAACTCTAACAGGATTTTGCGGAATAATATTCCCCTGTTCATCTATTTCAGGCTCTGGTAATTCAAAATGGAACATTGTTCCAGATTCCTCTATAATTCTAAACATTTCTTCTACTGCGTCAGCATCTGAAATAATAACTTCTTCTCCAGTTAATTTATTTAATCTAATATAATATTTAGAAAGATACTGACTATATTCATCTGCATTAAATAAAAACTCTTCCTGACTAAAAGGTTCAAAAACATTATAATACATATGCATTTCTTTTGTATATCTTTCAATAAATTTTCTTTTTGTGTGATACACATTATCATCATCGCCTTTAAATATTTGACCTTCTGTTGCAGCTAAGTCAGTTGTAGGATAATCTTCATTGTCTGCTTGGTGGGATGACGCATCTTGTATTATATCCATAAAATCAGGGTATAATTGCATAGCTTGTTCATCGGTAAGATGTTTTGCAACTAAAATGTGCGCAGCATCTCTACCATATATGTCTTTTGAATTAGGATCAATATACACATCTAAAGGATTTATAGATTTTATATAAACTTCTCCCTTACCTAAATCTGCCATAGGGTCTTGGTATACATTAAATACTCCCATACCTCCGACATAATAATCATCAATTACTTTTTTTAACTCTTCATTTCCCGTTGATTGATCCCATATCCATGAAAACAAATCAGACATAACGCTAGCAGTTTCTCTATCAGAATCTTCTCTTGCAGTACTTCTAAATTGAGGTGAATTGTATGTTAGCAAAGACTTTGCTGTTTCAACGATAGGGTGAATACGATTGACTACAATAGGTGCTTGACCACGTGATTCTAATACATCTTTTTCTTCATTAGACCATTGCGCTCCTGCACGGAACTCAACTGCTTCTTGAAATTTAACTGCCCATAATTCACGGGAAGATGAGTATTCTCTGAGTAATTCTTGCGATAAATCTACTTCTTCGTGTATAGATCCGTCATTTCTTTTTACACGACCAGGGGTATAACCATAAACATCTACTAAGTCATTATAGTTTTGACTTCTTGTCTTTCTTTTTCTTTTCTGTATTGTCTCTGGCATTTACCTCTATGTACCCTTCTGGTATTTTTGTGTCTAATACGTCATCTAACTCTTTCGCAAAATTGCGAAAAGAAGACATATATTTAACTAAATCTATTTGCATACAATTACTCCCCTGAAATTAAACGATTTATTTTATAACTGTCAAGTCTTTTTTACGCTATTTTCCAGTTTTTTGGCTGATAATCGTAATATTCATCATATTCTACCTCCATATCAGCCCCTTCATGAGTAGGTTTATAACAATTTTTATTAGCATAAAAGAATCCGTCTAGCAAATCATCGTGTTTACCACGTGGATATAATAACAACTCATCTAATAATGCTTGTTGATTTTTCTGTATAAATACATTTCCTTGAGCAAATAAGGGCTGTAAACTTTCTAGCCTATACGACTTGGAGGTTCTTGGATTTTCTTTTATTTCCAGACCAGGAATAAACAACCCTTCATCTGCAGATTTTTCTTTTATGTATTGTCTTAACATTTCCTGATATCCAACAGACTCTATCCTTGTTTTCGCACTTCTATTTACTTTGAAGTTTGTAATGATAGAATCTGCCAGATCTAGTGGGGTAGCCCTTTTTCGATAGTAGGGCAAAACAAATCTATTACCATCATAGTCAACTGCTATATTAAATATTACACTAAAGTCAGCTCCTCTCTTTGTACTAGAGGCAGGGTCGACTCCTGTAAAGATGTTTACAGGTCTAATCTCATTTACTTCCTCCCCATTTACGGTCGTCAGTATGAGATTCGACAACCCTTGCTCATCTGTTTCCGTATAACCTTCGTAATACTGAATATGTTCAGCTCTAAATAAATTTTCTTCATCACCTGTAATTTGACATAAATACTCTCTGTAAAACACAGATACACGATTAATACTTTCTAATTCTTCTTTTTTCTGAATAAGTTTATCTGCAGGCCATACTTGATCCCATAATGCTTTACCATTTTCTAAATCGGGAGCAAAATGCATATTAACCCAACCTTTCATATCTTTCAATGTTTCAACGAGACAGCGTTCATGCTGAGGAGTACCAATAACACATACTCTACCAACGATAGGATCTAAAGAAGGAACACCAGATTGTAGCAACCAACGGAGATTTGTCTCCATCGCTTCTGCTGTTTTGGTATTGTTTTCATCTTCAGGGTCATCTAAGATTAGTAAGGTAGGACGTTGATTCCCATGCTTGATACCACGTATTTGTTGACCAGTACCCTTACATATAATAACGCTACCATCTTTTAATTCTATTTCAGCATTTGACCATTTACGTGCAGATTGCATCCCCCAATACCCAAAGAAATGTCTAAACTCTTGAGAATAGTCTAATACATCTTTTATTGTTCCTAATAACTTGGTAGCGTGTCCCTGCGTTCTAGATACTAATACAATAACCTTAGGACCCTTATCAAACATAAGGTGATATAATGGATATACCCCTGCCACAATACTAGATTTAGCATGACCTCTTGGAGCAATAATATTAATTTGTTTTTCATCTTTATGTAATTCTTCTGTAATGTCATAATGAAACCTTGGAGATTCACTACTAAACATGTTAGGCATTACCATACGCCCAAATAACAACATATCCTGTTGCATTTCTAGTAATAATTTCTTTTTATCCACTTATTTTTATTGGTTCTACAATAATTTTCATATCTCTAGCTACTTCAAACATTGTTGTCATAAATAACGTTAAATCATCATCATTGCTTGTTCTGATCTTCACGTACTTCGTCAACCTCGCTGATTTTAGTCGCTTTGAGTTTTTTTCTTTGTTCTTCATAGTTTGCCTCAATTTGATGTGTCATATCAACCTCCAAGGACTCCGTCACCTGTTTTGTCTTAGGTGCCATATCTAAAAATATAGATAATTCTTTTGCAGCACGTATCATATCTGCACTACTTTCTTTAACCTTTGCTACTTCAATAGCATCTTTTATAGTATCTAACACAAAACCTTCATCTACACCTTTTTCTGTTAGTATCTCTTTTAATTTTTCTTCAATCATTCTTTTTGCCTCTTTGCTTTTCAATAATTTTTTTATAGCTATAGCGGGGTTTTTTTGGTCAGGCCTGTATAATTTGCCTATTTTATCGAGATCTGGCTGTAAACCAGCCATTTTGTACGTTAAATAGGCATCTATAGCTAGTTTAGTCCTACCTTTTTTAACTTCCATCTCATTATATGACTTAGTAGAGACATTAGAGTAGTTGCTTGATGCGTAATGTGGCTCAAACTCTAACCTTCTGTGTTTGCCTAGCCATTGACGGCCGAATGGATAAACCATTTCAGTATTAGTAGCATAGTCGTTACGAGCAATACACTTAGAAACATAATTATCGTCACTAATACCATACTCCCCAGCACTGCATTCTTGCCAATATTTATAGCATACTCCCAATTCATCTGCTTCGATGTCGGTATATACTTCAAAATTAACGGGTTCATAGTTATTTATCTTTAGTCTTTTTGTTATCTTGATCATCTTTTTCTGGTTCTTTATAATTTTTTTCCAAATATTTTATGAAATCGTCTTTAT